TTATTCAAAGTCATAGTTGGCCGTCAGACACTCAATTTTCTGCTTTCCAGCTCCTTTATTAACAGACACCTGTTGAATCACCCTTTTTTGTTTCCATCCATACTTTGCCGCAAATCGCTCCAGAATATCAGATGGATAAGACGACAGCAAAAATTTGCCGTTAATAGAGGCCAAAAGCTTTAACAATCGTTCAAAGTCATGCTCACTGTACCCTGTATAGTGGCCGCAATCGCTGTTAAAATATGGTGGATCGCAATAGAAGAACGAATGATCAGTGTCCCGGCTTTGAATTATATAAAGAGCATCCGCACACTCAAGCTGAACGTTCTGCAGCCTAATGGCATATTCTTCAGTAAACTGAACGCCTTTATTGATAATCTTCTTTGTCGTCGTATTCTTGGTCTTATCGAAACCCCAGGTACCATCGAGCATAGATGCAAAGGACTGGCTGGCCAGCACCCAAACTGCCCAAGCGCGCTCCAGGTTATTAAATAAATGAGGATTATTATAAATAACCTTTGCATCTGCATGCAAGGTTCTACTGTGCAGCGTTATTCTTATTTTCTTTTCCAGGCTTACAAAATCACTTTTCATTACCTGATAAAAATTAATAAGTTCCTTGTTCAGGTCATTGATAACCTCAATTTCGGATGGCTCTTTAGCAAAGAGCAGCGCCGCTCCTCCTGCAAACGGCTCGCTGTAAAGTTGATGATCGGGGAATAATGGTAGTATCGTACTCACCAGTTTCTGCTTCCCTCCGTAGTATGTGATAGCTGATTTCATAATCTATATAGTTCGTGTTGCTTTGACTTCCCCATATAGATTTGTTCCCTATCAATCCAATGGCAACAACGCGCTCAGCGTAACGATAAGGCTCGCCGTTCCTCCGGCAGGCTTAGCCAAAGTGAGTATCACCGATCCGTCTGAGTTCACTTTCACCGGTGCACATGTGGCTACGCCCCCCCCGTCAAGTTGCACATATGCCCCCGCGCCGCCAATCATTTGAGCCATGAGCGTTTTATTGCTGGCTGGGCGATAGCCAACCGGTAACGTACCCAATGTCAGCACTGTGCCGCCTGGGGCATCAGACAAGGAGTCGATATAAACAGCCGCAACAGTCATTTCTATCTGTACGGCATTGATCAAGGCATTCTTCTTATATTCAATCGTGCCGGTAATATCATTAGCAGGGATGCTTACGGCTATAGTGCTAAAAGCACTTTCCCGCGCGTTCAATCCAAAACCCTGCCCAAAAGGCACCAGGTCACTATATCGGATGATCCCAGCTCCTCCTCCGGCGGCTACAGCGCTCCAAACGGCAACTTTGCTATGCAATGCAGGGAAATTCGAGCCATTATTGTAGGTCAGGTTCGTTGTATTATCCTGGATAGTAAAACCGAGCACGGCAGGCCCAAGAGAGCCATCCGTGACATACCCTCCCGCTGTGTAAAGCATTTCTCCATTGTAAAATATCCAACCTGCGGGCAAATTATAATGCAAGGTGCCTCCGTCGTAGGTATAAACCAATGGCGTCAGCGCCACCGGCCCGGCACCATGTGCCAGCGCCAGCCCGTTCAGGCAAGCTATCGCTGCTTGCTGCAAATAGTCAAGCTGATCCTGTGTCAGCGGAAATCCTCCAGCGTGGCTGAAATCTATCTTGTTCATCGTCTAAAATGTTTGAATGCTGTAATTATTCTGACCGGCCAGCCTGTATTGATCTACAAGCGCCCTGAGCCTGTTTACGTCATATCCTGGTGCAGCGGCCACAACGGTCGGCACCATCACTATAAACCTGGTTGCCTCGCTTATTTCGCTCTCCAGTGGCAAGTAACTGGTGCCCAAGAATATTGGCTGATGTGTCGGCGCTTCTGCTACCAGGTACAAATACTCTGCGTCCACATAGTTAGGATCAGCTATGTAAATGCCTCGGCTCACCGGGTCAAAGGTATCATTCAGCACAGCTTCCATCTTCGGCACCTGGCTATTGTGCGCCAGCCGGTACAGGTTCGCATTCCTGTTACCGGTAAATAGCACATACACATACTTCACGGGCGCTGTCAGCACCTTTAACCATGCATACAGCTTCACCTTCCGTAGTGCGGTAGGTATGTTGCGCCATGTTAGGGCATCAAAATCAATATCAAAGAACCCCATCTGGCTGATAAGTTGTGTTAGCGTTAAAGTAAGCGGCATCAAGTACCAGGTATCCCGCATCCGGCGTGTAAGAAGCCGCGATCGCAGCATAAGGGAAGGCCCCGTACTGTGCTGCACAATAGGTCAGTGTCACCGTCGTCACACCTTCTACCGCAAGCACCGCGTCTATTACATTGGTAACGATCAGCTTGCCGTTGAACGTCAGGCCATCGATAAACGCCTCTATCGCACTCAGCACCGGCGTATCGTTGGTGCCATCCAGCCGCTTCCCGGTCGCATCGATCACCAGCGGGTCATAATACACCGTCATGGCCATGCGCAGGTTGTCGCCAACTGCACTGGTACATTGCAGCCGTACTCCTGCATCTTTCACCCGGTTCATGTAGGCCGTAAAGGCAGTCAATTGTGCATCGCTAAGCGGTGCCAGGTTCACCCCACTCAGCGAAGCCACCTTTATGCGCAACTTGTTCGTGGTTTCAATGGCTGCAGCAAAGTTCACCACTTGCGCTGCCGCATCGATCGTATCATAAACAACCGCATCAGCGGGCAGCGCATAGCCATATTGGAAAGCCTTCGCCGTCGTCTCATACCACGCCACACCATGCGGCACCTGTGTCTTAATTATTGTTTGCACCTCGGCTTTATGAGCGTCAAACAGGTTCTCATGCGCCCACATGGCAGTTGCCACCACCCAAGTCCACAGCAGCCATATTGCAGTGGCGCTGCTGCTGGTCAATCCGGAAAGCGTTGCATCAGCGTTTTTCGCTGCAACGATAGATGCCTGTATTTGGGCGATGCTTCTTGCCATTGTCTTATTGAGTTATCGCCACATCCAATTTTGTGGCCACGTAGTGATATAAATAGTTGTTGTCTTTCCACGCGCTATAATCTGTACCCGTGAGCGAAAAATTGCCGCGAAGTATGGCGTTATTGTTCACATCAAAAAACACGTAGTAGATTTTCGCATAGTCCATCTGGTTGTCATCATTGGTCGTAATGCTCAACCGCACTGCAAGGGCCGTGTCAGATATGTTCACTGCCTGTGGGCTTACATTGCAATAAACGTTGCCGCCATTGTCCTTATACAGGTTCACATTTTGTGCGCTCACATTCATACAGGCCAACAGCGCAAAAGCCATCATTATTGTTTTCATATCGTTTAGTTTACAATTAAATAGGTGAAACTACTTGCATCGCTTGCATTCGTGCTCGTCACAGTAAAGCTCGTACCCGCCACTCTCGAACTTATATACCATTGTCCCAGATTGCTATTGCTGGTAGGCGTAAGAGTAATGTGACTACTGGCGGTAACAGAAGTATTGCTGATTGTCACAGTTCCGCCGCTGAGAGTACCCGTATTTTGTATCGAGTTTGTACCCGTTGCTATCAATATCTTATTACCGGCGTTCTCGAGCTTCAAATTCCCTGAAATCTGCACCTGATTGCCATCGTCAGTGCCAGTCCCAAACAATGCCCTGCCCTGGTTATAAAAGAGTGCACCACCAGATGCGTAAAGGCTATATCCAGTGCTTTTCGTAGCCTCAAATGCTGCATATATGCCCGATACCGTTGTCAGCGTTGCACTATAGTCCGTATAACTTGCAAGCACACCATTGGCAGTACCCGTATCATTGGCAATGAACTGCGCATCGTATATGTTCACACGCCCATTTCCCGATGGTCGGTACACGTGTACGTTGCCTCCATTACTGAAAAAAGAAAAGAGGCCCGATGTATTGGCTATATTACCTCCGGCATGAAAGTTTCCCGGAGCGACCGCCATCCCAACCCTTGTGCCGGTTGTGTTAGATGTGGCCCCATATATTGTGGTCGGTGTCGAGCTATTCTGAAACAACGTATAGCTACTTAATCCGGACAAGCCACCTGACGAATACACAGCCGAGCCTAACTCAACGAAGGGAACATTGGATGAAGCCAAATTACCCTTTCCCACTCCCAATATCACCTGATTGCTTTGAAACGCTCCGTGATATGTATTACCAAAAGAAGCTATTACCTCACCCACAGATGTCGCCGCTGTGTCGCCCATAAAGTAATGCTTCCAGCCACCCACGCTGTCCACTACGCGGTTAAATTGCATGAGCTTAAAGGCATTATTATCTATCGTTCCAATGATGCCTTGCGCGCCAAAGCTATTCCCACCATTCTTCCAATAGCTGGTCGATAGCCCACCGATCGCAGTATTCAAATCCGCAGTGGTAGCCATATAAGGGTTATACCCACCGCCGCCTGCCGTATCATCCAGGTACAGCGGAGATGCCGCATAGCTCAAATTCAACCTTCCGGTCGTTGTATCGGCCACCACCAGTTTACCGTCTCTGTTCGGCAGCATATAGTAATGGTTCGCTGTCAGCTTAGCCCTCGGCAGGTAAAACGTGCCAGTGTATGTCCCATCCCCAAAAGACCATAAAGGCAAATTGGTATAACTCAGCAACCCGCTATAATTCTGGTAAGCAGATATCGAATTACCGCCCGTTTTCAAAAGGCTAAACCCACTCGGATTGAACGTGTAAGAAAGTCCCAAACCGCTATATACACCACCAGATGCAGTGTCTATCTTGCCATAATTACCCCTCGCCGGGCTACCCGCATACAATGGCAAAATACTCGTATCACTTACCGCCGCCACCTGTCCCAATCCTGGTGTCGATCCCGTGTGCGAGTTCACATACGCCGGAGTGGCATACTTGCTATTACTGTCCGCCACATTCACCTTTCCACCTGTCGCAGTGTTCACCGATGCAGGAGTTGCATATTTAGTGCCACTATCGCCCACATTTACTTTGCCGGTTACAGCAGTGTTTACATTCGCCGGTGTCGCATAAATCGTTCCGCTGTCCGCTATCGGCACAGCTTGGCTGTCAATCAGCGTCGCCACTGTCAGGTTCAAGGCCGATGGTGTCACATACCAGGTACTATCCTTCTTAAACAGCAACCCGGTGCCCTTATATACATAATTCGTCCACCCGCTGCCGCTGTGCTCCAGCACAACAAAGTAGGTGCCAGTATCCTGCAAGCCAAGCTGGCTAAACTGGCTCATTTTTGTTCCCTGTCCGGCAGCGTTCAAAGTCATTAACAACGCCGCAATCAATTTCAATATTCTTTTCATCATTAATTGTTTTTATCCTTCCATTACTATTGGTGTCCCGTCCTCGCTCAGCATCACATCTCCCTCTTCAGTCAAGATGTCTACTTCCCCTGGCGCACTTCCCAAAGTGCCTATAATGATCCCTTCGTTATAGATGCCTACAAACACACCTCTGTCACCCAGGGCTATGGCGGCATCGCTTACCTGGTATACTGTTCCTGGAGAGGGTATATCGGTAACGCTTACCGCATTGTCCAGGCAAAACTGCATGGCAGCCTCCATCGACCCGGTCGCCATTATTGCCTGGTCAAGCATGCTTTGATTGGGCCGTGCCGTTATTTTCGCTGCCATTGTCTATTTATAATACGCGTCTGTGGTTACCGAACCGTCACTTTCCAGCTGCGCCTTTTTAACAACCATCCCGTCGGCGGCAAACTTGGTCACTATTTCCCCCTCCAGGTTGTCTTCGTCATCGTCTTTGAACTTGAAGGCATCCACGCAGGCCGTCGGGTTCTGTTTAAAATCACCGTCCCCGTTCAGTAGCAGCATCATTTGTGCCTGCGCGGTGCTTTCGTCCATCACGAAGTCTCCGCCCTCTATGTCCAGGTCAAAGCCGCTATCCAGTTTTATGTCGTTCTGCCGTGTTGCCATTATCCTTGAGTTATGTTAGTATTTTCAATATCGCCTCTTTGTGTCACCTGAAGTTGCTGTCCAGCCCACGTTGATGCGGCAGCCTTCAGTGCAGCACCGCCATCGTTGGCCACGGGAGTCCATGTCTTTAAAACGTTTTTAAGGGTGTTTAAATCGTTCTCAAGCTTGTTCAACTTAGCCACCAGATCCAGCAGCTTCACCAGGCCGCCCAGGCTGCCATCGTTCAGCTGTATCTTGTCGCCTATCGTAAACGACATACCGCCTATCACCACCTGCAGCCTTGTAAGATCACTGCACCTTAGCAGCGTCCATCCGCTACCATCCTCCAGTTCCCCCACAACAACATTGCTGCCGTCTGCCGGGTATAGTATCAGGCCATTTGTGCTGCCGTCCGGCTTCACGCCCAGCGTCACACCGGTTGTCTGTATGGGTTCGGCGCTCCCGTCGTCATCAATATCTAATATCACACTGCAGGTAAGCGCCGCAGTATCAATACTGCCTGCCACCACCTTCCCAGGCATATTCGGGTAGCGAAGCCGTCCTCGGTTCTTGGCCTTTTGGGCTATATCTCCTATGGCAAGCGCTATCTGCGTTTCCAATTGGCTCATGATACCGGAGTTGGTTTAAAGTTCAACAATGGCCCTATCTGCACCCTTATCCTCGCACCGCGCTGCCCGAAGGTTACTTCCGTACCCTCGATCATGTACTGGCCGTCTCGCTCCGGGTAGCGTCTGTCATGTATATTGGCAATCCATCCTGGCGCGCAGTAGGGTTGCAAAAAAGTATTGATGCTGCCGGTGTAGCCTTCATAGTTGGTTTTATACTGCTTTTCGTTAGCCAGCTTTTGCAGCTCGGCCACATCCCCCACATTGCTCAGGTGACTCTTATATTTACGTTTTGCAGCTTTGTCGTCACTCGCGCTAAACACTTTATTGTTAACAGCGGTAGTACCCCCAAACAATATTTGTATTCGTTCGTCGGTGTTCACGCGCTCTTCCAGGCTATTGTCCTTAATGCAGTTATAACCAAGATCATAATCTACGACGCCCAGGTTAAACGGATCTTCACCCCTGCTGTATGGCGTATAGGTCAGGCCGCACCACAATGTCGTTGGATTTATAAAAAACACATTCAGCACTCCTTCGCTGAATCGCTTGATCGAATCAATAATTTCCAGGCCATTTACGTTTCGTAGCTTCACCCGTAGCAGATCAAGGTCATCCTTCACTATCACATTAATGCCGGTGCTATTCCCATCGCTGTCCGTTTTCAGTAGGTTCAGCAGCTCGCTTGCTGTAGTTGCGTCATAGCTGTGCGTCACATCTATGTCCTGGCGTAGCTTACGGCAATATCCCTCGCATTCCACCACCAGAGGCATCCCCAAACCGCGCCGCTTCACAAACCCTTGAAACATCGTGCAAAGGCCATCATTCTTTCCTCCCGGTATTATAGGCGTTGCCCCCGGTGTCCAGGCGCTGTTGTCGTTGTATCCAAGGTTAATGGTCACAGGCTCGCCGTCATTAAACAAATTGCCGGTAATTACCTCCACCGGCACTTGACTCTGGCCCTGCACTATTTTAGCTATGCTCGGCAGCGTTATGGTGGCGCTATCTTCCACGCTTTGCATAGAGCGCTTGATGCGCACCTCATGCACACCGGCAAACCTGAAATTGCCTATTGTTATATCGCTGCAAAGCTTAAAAAATGCCATTTTATTGCCTTATATCTATAAGGCTGAAAGGAGCATCGCTCACCAGCCTTAGTTCATACGCCTCTTGGTTCTTTCGCCCTTTTAACCCGGTCAGCTTAAAATCTGTAACAACAGCCTGGTCGCTGCCGCTCCTGTCCGGGTGCAGTAAAAAAATGTCGGTAAGCACACTCCTGATACTCACCGCCTGGCCTACTCGGAATATCTCTGCCATCGTCGCCACTGTTTCCTCCGGGTAATCATCCGTTGCACTGATGATGAATCCATGTATGGTTATGTCATAGTCATCCGCGCTGATCAGCTCTTTCACTGTGCCGGTTCGCTCGGTAAGGCCGGTCTTTACTATCGTGTTCCTGGCATCTATACTTATCACTGGCACCGGCAGATCAAAGCTTTTTATCAGGCCACTATTCAAAGCGCCACTATTACTGATCGCCTGTCCGTTCAGGTACAGGGTTTGTGTATCCGTAAGCCCCGTTTGGCTCACGTCAGGGTAGCTTATTGTCACCGGCATGAAGTACTCCACCCCCAGCACCTTATCGATCGCATAATAGGGACTGCCAAGCTGCCCCTTTTCTTTCCGGCTCAGCGGCGTGTCGCCTTGCACAGCCGCCACTTGCAAATCGTAACTTTTGGGCTGTATGCCAAAAGCCTGCTTAAACGCATCTACCAGGTCAAGATTTATTACTTCACTCATACCTACAAAGCTTGTTTTGCACTGTTCAACACTTCCAGGAACAACCTTTCGTAGCGTTCCTTGGTTTGCTGCGCGCCCTCGGCTGCAGAACCCACATGCACCTCAAATTTGTCAGAGAAGCGACCAACATTAATGGTTGTGTTTTTCCGCCCACCGCCTATAATTGCATCAGAATTGGAATCACCTTCTGAATTTTCATCATCATTACCCTTCTTTAGAGACGTTGGTGCTTTTGCTGGCAGATTTACAACAAGATGGGCGCGCTCGGCCTCTCGCCGCCTATCTTCCATGATGCGTTCCATCATGGCTCGCTTGCCATACCTGTTTAAAAAATCAATGTTATCACCTGGCGTACCGCCCAAAGCATCTAAGCGGGCCTGCTCCTGCGCTGTCAACGGCATGTCTCTATAATCCTTCCATCTGTAGCCACCAAAGGGCTTCATTACGGCTAATCCGTGTTCAAAATCAGCTTGAGTAGGGATACCTCTCCCTGTAGTCGCAATTACATTGGACGGCGTAAGGTTTTTCACAATGTCATTTCCAGCATTCTTGCTTTGGGATATCAAAGCCGTAATTGCAACCCCTACTCCAGCTACGCCAAGCGCCAGAGCCCCCCACGGCGTGGCCTCCATTGCTGTTGAAAGCCCAATAGCCGCTGTAGTGGCTTCGCCTTCGGCTACTGCGAAAGCCGACAACCGGGCCGCAGCAATAACCATCACGCTATTATAGGCTGCAGCTATTGTAGTAGCTATTGCCAACGCCGCTTTAAAGGCAACGACAACACCGACCACATATTTGAACCAGCTCCAATTATGAAAAAGCCACTTTCCCAGGTCAATAAGATATCCAACAAGAGAAATGATGCCTTTTATGATCTGGGCTATTGCCGGGGCCCAATGTTCAGCTATCTCCGGTAGCTTCATCGCGTATTTATCCAATAAATCCAGCAGACCGGTTATCGCCGTAGATTGGCTGGTCACTATCTTTCCGGCGCTTATCTGCAGGTCATCTACCAGCGTACTCCATTTACCCCATATTGTTTGGCTCTGTGCTTGCAGTGCCCCATAAAACAAGCCGCCCTTTTCCGCAGCATGCTCCAGGGCCTTGGCTATTTCGTTGTAACTCACGGTCATCCCGTGAGCCATTTTCATGTGTTTGCCGGTAGCATCGCTCAGCAATTGCATGATGTTGATGCCGTTGGTCGTAAACTCCTTCAGCTGCATATAACTGGCATGCCCCATGCCTCTGATCATCTGCAGGTGCTGGGCCATGCGCTCAAGTTGGTAATTGCCGCCCCCGGTCGCCGCTATTGCATTGGCCAGGTTCATAATGTCGTGCCTGGCCTTGTCTGCGCTCATACCGGTGCTGATCAGCATTCGGTCGGCGGCCATCAGGTCGTGGGTCACAAAAGGGGTTATCCTGGCGTCCTTTTGCACATTGCCGTAAAAAGCCTGGGCATTTTGCTTGCCCATAAATGTGCTAAGCCCCACAATATCACGTTGCTGGTCAGCGCCGGTCTTTACGACGCCCATTAAGCCGGTCAGCGCCATGCCGCCCACCACACCGGCGCTTAGCCACCAAGGTAGCCTTAGCCCACCGGTACCTCCGGCTGTTTGCACTCGCCCCCTGTTCTGAAGTCGCTCTATCCTGTTTTCCAGGAGTTGTATTTCCCGGTTTGCCCTGGCTATCTGGCTGGTGTCCACTGCCAGGTCTCTTTTTTGGGTAAGTTGAGTCAGCCTCGCATTAAGCTGCTCTACACTTTTGCCCACCATAGTAAAGTGGCTCTGCGTGTTCTTCAGCCGCACATCCACATTGTTAAAAGTGGTTTGAGCGGTGGAGGCTATCTTAGCCAGTCCACCGCTCATCAGTTCTTTTAACTGCAGTACGAATGTGAGTGTCTCGTTCACTTGCTGCCCTCTTTGCTTTCAATTTTTCTTATATGTGCCAGGTGGCAAAGCGCCCCCTGCCATTCTTCATCGGTCATCTCAGCTATCTCTTGCTTGCTATAATGCATGTAGTAGCTGAGCTGCGCGTTCCAGAAACCAAGGGGATCACTCGCGGAACGCTTCTCGTAATCCCTTATAGGTTTACCAGCTGGCCCTTTTTGCCGTCCATTTTGGCTTTCAAATACTCGGTGATGCCGAAGAATGCATCATCTTCTTTCAGCTTGTCCTCGTCGCCGCCTATAACGGTATCTTTTGCCAGAAATTCATACAATGACAGCGGAGACTTGACGCTCATCAGAGACATGGAGTGATTAACGTGTACACGAGTCGGATTCTGGAAGTAAAGAATACTGCCATCTATTTCAATGCCATATATACCCTGTTTGTACTTGGCTTTCCAGGCTTCTATTTGTTCTTCGCTCGCCTGTCCTTTTAACTGTGTTGCACCGCCGTTATCTTCGTTGCCGGCTTCATAGAATTTGCGGATCATAATTGATGTTTTAAAAATTGTTTAAATGCTTTCACCGCCAAAGGCCGTCTCATTGCTGAGTACGGCCCGGCTCTATAAAGCAGCATCTTTATGGTAATGTGGTCAAGCTTAAGAACGTGATGGGCACGTCAATGTCCATGTACTTAGCCCCCTGTTCCCATCCTTTCTCCCATTTGCTGATCTTGCATCCGCTTAGGGTATCTACCATCAGCGGCCTGCCATCTCCAGGATCATAAGTAACAGTGATGGTGAACCTTATTTTTGTAATGTTGGCGGCCCCGGCGGATTTTGCAGCCACCTGCAGTTGGTCCAGCGTACCCTTCAGAAAGCGGAAACTGCCCATGTATTTATCGTTGCCGCTGCCGATGAACAATGGCTGGTCGCCTTTGCCATATACTGGTTCATCATCGCTTTCTATGGCATATCGCACACCCCTGATAAACCCGATATCTGCGCCCTCTATGGCTACCGACATCTCTTTCCAGGCTACGTCATCATATGTTACAAACTCCATCTTGCTCGTGTTGAGGTATTAAAAAAATTATTGTTCAAATCCCAGGTTGACCACTATTGTGCTGGAGTAGGCTTTAGGGCGTATTTTCAGCACTATGATCACCATATTGGTAGATACTACGTTCTGTGTCGGATCAATGTAACAGTCTGCGTTGGTGATCTCACCCGCCTTCTGCATGGTGGTAACCAGCTGCTGCAGTACCAGGTTCTGCATCCATTGGCTATAGTTGGGGTCAAGCTGGCCGCTGCCGTCAGTCTTTACAGGCACATCATTATCCACCTGGTTCAGGTAGGTTTGGTAGGCTATTACATGCGCCTTATCTATCACGCGGCCACGGCACAGCAACTGGTAATCGTCAGTTGTAGCCGTAAGCATAGGGTCGCCGCTAAAGAAAAATCCGCTCCTGTTGGCATAGGCTATAAAGGTCATAAAACCCTTCCCTCCTATGGTCGCTACGTCAGCCGTAGTGCATAGTATAGGCGTGCTGCCTAAGTAAGCCGCGTTATTGCTGCGCGGGCCATCCAGCACCCTGCTTATCTTGCGCTGCACGGGTATGGTCGCTATGCGTCCCAGCAGCAGCCCGATCGCGGAGCTCGTGTAGGTGGCATCGTAGATCTGTGTATCGCCCAAAAAGAACCCTACCCGGTTGTTGCTGCCGGTGGTCATGTTGGTCAGGTTGGCGGCCACGCCGGTATAAGACGTACAGCCAATGATCCCGCGCAATGGCTGTTCTGCAGCTACATAGCCGTTTATGGTCGTCTGCAGGTTGCTGGCAGCGGTGTAGCAATCGGCATTCAGCCCGTTGGTCTGGGTTATGGTACCGCCTGCAGTATGTATCGCCTTGTCGTCGGCCAGCAGACCAACCACTTTAATTGCTCCGGCAGCGTAGTTAAGCATCTTCACCACGCCGTTAGCATTGGTGTTCAGCGCCATCATGGCTACCGTTGTGGCATTGCTTGTCAGCATCAGGTACAGCTGCGCACCATCGCCAGCTTCGTTATAAAACTCGGTCAGATGCCGCCAGGCAAAGGGGTTATTGGCCTGCGATATTCCGGCTGCAGTTACCGAGGTCATGCCGGTCACCAGGATAGGCGTTCCCAGAGTATAACCTCCGGATTCCGTCACACCGGTCATCACCAGGCCCACAACACCATCTTCAGTTTGTACGGTGCCCCCCAGGCCGCCGTTCGTCAGGGCAATCGTCACACCCTGGTAATGGTAATGCCCTCTGCGTCGAGGCTTCGGCAAAAACATGAACAGGATCGCCAGCGCCGTGGCCATTATCGCTTCCTCGAAGCCGACATTACCCGCCACCGGCACCATAATTCCTATGGTGCAGGCGACAAGCAATATGTTTATGATTTTTTTCATTTTAAGCGGTTTTTAAAACACGTTTGGGTTTTTGCGAATTGGTTCGTCCGGGCGCGGGCCTTATACTACACGCGTCTCATCTTCGTCGCTTTCGCTTTCGCCCTCGCCTTCACCGTCTTTCTTAGGCGCTTCCTTTTCGGTCAGCTTGCCCAGCTCCGCCTGCAGAGCTGCGAGCTCGGCAACAGCCTTTTCGTGTTCTTCACCACGCTTGTCCAGGGCTATCTGGGCTGTCTGCCTTTTAATGGCCGGTGATTTGGCTGGCAGTTCTTCCAGGTTCTTACGCGCTGCTTCCATCGCATTCTCGGCAGTTGTCACCTTTGCCGATGCAGCAGCTACCAGCTTAGGCAGTTCTTCCTTCCACCAGGCAATCACTTCATCCCTGGTAAGGCTCAATATTTCACCGGCACCCTTGGTTTTCTTCTCCAGTTCTTGGGCGTGTGCGCTGGCACCATGCTGTTCAAAAAAGCCCTGCCCGTCGCTTGTGAAATGGAATTCCCTGCGGCTCGGATGGCCGTCGAAAAACATCTTGTGGCTTATTGTGATCTTCTTCATAAAAAATATTTGTGTTTTTATTGATGACTTAATTATTCGTAACAGATAAAGCCCAGCAGATCCGCTTCGCTGATCAGGCGCTGGTGGCGCACTACTTCATAACCCTCGCGGCTGCCGTTGGTATTGCTGTTACCCTCAATAGTGTGGATCACGTTTCCGTCCACGCGCTCCACCAGGCCGGTGTGGCCGCTGGCCTTTCCTTCCTTCAGGCAAAACTGGTAACCGGGCAATATCAGCTCCGGATGCTTCAGCGCCTCGGCCTGCGTTATCTTGAACTGTACTGCAGTCCGGTTCCAGCAATCCAGCACGCCTGCAGTATGCACTACCGGGTTGGCTCCTGCCAGCTGCTGTGCCGCCTTCCAGTAACACCAAAGCACAAAGCTTTGGCACCAGGCATATCCGGGGTTCAAACCTGCGCATTTCAGGTATTCGTCCACCATTGGGCCGCTGTTGCTGCCTATGGGCTGTTCCTGCTGGCCTATCTGGCTTATCGCGAACTGGAGTGCTAATTCTCTCATACTGCTTGCTTTTACCGCCTATAGCCGCCCCATTCACGGGTGCGGCTCATAGGCTCGTCATTCTTTCAAAGAGCTTCTATCGGTGCCTGCTATGCGGCTTTAAGCCTCGTTTTAGCCAGGTAATACAGCTCATAGCTGTCTTCATCCAGCGCCTTGTTATTCAGCAGTGCCAGCAGTGCCAGGCATATCTTTCGGATGATCGGCTTATTGATGCCAGGTGTGGCAGCAATGTCCGTCAGCAATACCTTTATCTTGCCGTCGATAGTATCCTGGGCGTCAATGTCGGCAATGATCTTGCTGCCGATCAGCGTGTCCTGGATGGCGGTCTTAAGAAGCGCTTCCAGGTTCGGAACCTGTGCGGTGAAGGCTGGGCCCAGTACTACTGCGATCGCCGTATCTGCAGTGGGGTTTTCCAGGACAGAAAGCAGGTAGTTTTCTACCGTTTCCACTGCCCCTACGTGTGCATCCAGGAAGAGGATGGCTTTGCCGAAGTCGGCCTCGATCTTTGTGATCAGCTGCTCTAAAACTGTCTTGAGTGACATTATATGAATTTTAAAAGTGACTAATTAAATCCGTCATTGCGAGGGACGGAGCAACCTCTATTTCAATCGCAGCAGCTTCGGCACATGTTGGTCATGCCGCACTGCCTTCAGCCCTCTCCAATACAAGCTGTCCATATACACCACATCCCTCTGCGACTGATACTGCTCATTATCCTGACGTAGCTTATCAAATGATGCCCCCTTGTCAATGTCGTCCATCGTCTGACAGGCAATAATGGAAAGCCGTCCCTTTGCTGTTTTATATTGCTGCTTGGCGGCCTTTACATCCTTCTTGGTCACATAGCCCATTGCAAGGGCCGGTAGCAGCAGCATCGCGAGCAGCAGCACTGTCCTTGCACCCTTTAGGGTTGGGTTCGGATCAGCCGGAACATCGGTCGGTGGCTTCACACCTACCGCCTGGCAGGCAAGCAGCAGAAACGGAGCGCCTATTACCAGGTAGTGGCCTATGGTGGCCGGTATCACGTCCGGGCAGCGGAACATGAATTCCAGCAGCGCACTGTAAGCGGCCAGCAATACCAGGAAAAGGCGCTGCGCCCATTTCGGTGTGTGGGCATAAAAGCCTTTGATGCCCCACACTATAATTTTGCTATCCATTGTATGTCGAAATTTTTTAAGCATTTAAAAACGTCATTGCGAGGAACGAAGCAATCAGCCATTGAGCATTAATGCCTGTTCCCTCGCTTCTTGTTCCGGATGTTCATGCGCCGCTCTATGATCGTTAGAATACCGCCGTATATCGACAGGCACAGGGCAATAAACCCCATGATCGCCAATACATGCTGGTTAGTGATAAACCACATGAAATAGCCTCCGGCTGCCGTTACCAGGCCCCCTATCGCTAAAAAAAGATTGTCATGTTGCATTGGGCAGATGTCTTACTGATGATTGTTTGAATGGTCGTTTTGGGGCGCTGCTTTTTCGCGTATAGGGTTAGCTTGATATCCAGGTGCAGGGGTAGCGGGTTTACCTTCAGGGCCAGCTTGCCGGTCGGTCACTTGATCAGCAGGCCGCTATACCAGCTCGTCTGATGCGTACCTGCTCCCTGGAATGTCCACATGAAATTGGTATAGGGGAATCCGTTGCCGCTGTTGAAAATGTAGAAGTCCTGGGGGTTCACGTTGTTTACCGTCACACTGTCCAGCACTTTCCAGTCCACACCTTTGGCACTGTCTGCAGTAGCCCATAGCTTTATTTTGCAACTGGTGTTCGTGCCGCTGATGCTGGTCACATGCACCCAGCTGGTCACGGTAGAAGGGCTGTTGGAGCTATACAGCTTACAGCGAAAAGTATCGGCTCCGGTATTCAGAATAGAATCCAGCTTCGTGTACCAGGGCCATATCTGCGTCACACCGGCTGGGTTACTCGATACGTAGTTGCTCGGCTGGGTATATGACCCCGATGTCGTATAATTCGGGTTGGGCACCTTATAAGTCGCTACGCCCTGGGCACAGGCAGTCGTAACCGCTGCCGCAAAAAGGAAGGCTATCACAGCCAGGAATTTTGTCTTCATAATAAAATTTTGATTTTTAACTTTTGACTTTTAAGTTCTCTCGCCGCCTATAGCCGATCCGTTGTTACGGTATCGGCTATGGCTCTTCGTCCAGTGGGCATGCGCCCCATTTGTATAACTTCAACCCATGTCACCCTTTAGGGACGGGGTGTGTCTTACTACTATCCCGCTGGCGTTCCCTGCATCAGGGCATATACACCCACATTGTCGGCGCGGCGCACACGACCACCGCCCTTGATGTAGCAGTTGTTGATCGTACCGGCATACAGCGGGTCGTCTATCCTGGTGAACAGTTTGATGTCACCGATCGCACGGGCCAGCTGGTCTTTCTGCCAGGCAAGGCAGCCTACGTTGTCGGTGGCACCCAGGGCAGCGCCCAGGGCATTCATGGCCAGGTTACCGCTTCCGTCCAGCCCTGCAGCCGCCATCAGCACGCTTGAGCGCGTCATGATGTCAAAGCCATACATCTTGCCCACAACGCCCGTTTTAGGGTCAAACTGCTCACTGAAGTCGCGGTACTGGGTCACAGACAGGCTGTCGGTGAACTGGTCATACATATTGGCCTCCATCAGCAGCACGCGTCCCTGTGGCACATTGTTCTTGTTCATGATGCGCTGCAGCTTCTTTACGTCGGTGTGACTGCAGGTGTTCCTGCTGCCGGTCTGGCCTATTTCCAGGCTGTTGGTTGCCCCGCCGGTAGTATATACCACGTTGGTGGAACCCGGAAGCCCATTGGCCCATTTGATCAGCATATCGTCGGCAAACGACTGCATCATGTAATCAAAGTGATCCGTAAGCACGCTCTGCGTCTTGTCATAGCTGATGCCCTGCAGGTCAGCAATGGTAATGAAGGTGGGCTGCGTCAGGTAAGTATCCAGGCCATACATGATCATGTTATCCGCACGTTGCACGGCGGTCATCGGCCAGCTACTGTTATTTTTCACCACGGTTGGTGCAGCGCCCGGCTGTGGTATTACTACGGCTATACCGCCCACCACATACTCGTCATCGCTGCGAGCCAGTTTCAAAAAGGCGTTGTCTTTGAACAGGCGCTGGATGATCTCTTTGGCCCAGAACACCTGGTCAATGCCAATGGTATCCATGCGCACAATGTTCCGCGCGGTGCAGCCTATTCCGGCAGCGGTCATAATGGTGATGGCAAGCACGGCCAGGATCGTTACGATCGGCGACACGTGAAAGTTGATCTGCATTGTTGTAGCGGCAAAGGCAGCGCAGATTGTCCATGCAAGGAAGGACAGCAAAATTTTTCCGAGATTTTTCATTAACAATTGGTTTTTAAAGCGGTTTTAAACTGTGTTAGTTGCTGCCTTACAGTTACCTCTTTATTGCCGGGCGTTATGGCTTAGGCATCATGGCAGGCTCATTTCCGTACTCTTCCTTGTAGAGCTCTTTATACAGTTCCGGGAAGTCCTTACCGAGTTGCTCGGTCACACCGGCCTCATACAGCTCGCGCCATTTCTTGCCTTCATACCTCGCCATCAGCTTTTTCTGCCCATCGGTTATCTTGTCAGTAACCGGCGTGTAGGCGCTCATGCCCTCCAGCACTTTTTTCAGTGGCTCCGGCTTTTCTGCATAGTCGATCGCGAGCTGATCATGCACGGCAACGCTGATCTTTTTGCCCTCAAGCGCGGTCTTCAGCATGGCCGTTACCTCTTTGGTCGCCTCGCCCTTCTTGTAGTCGGAAAGGGCCTTTTCTGCCTTTTCTTTCTCTGCCTGGAATTCGTCGGCTTTTTTCGCCTTGTTCACCGCCATTGAAATGGCAGCCCCGAATTCGCCATCTGTCGAGCTGGCCGTCAACCCAAGGTGTGCGCACAGTTCCGCTGTGATCGCTAAACGTATCTCTCTCATGATATTATAATTAATGGTTGTTTGTTTTGGTGGAGGCCCATGCTGGCGCTCAGTTTGTGGTCATATGCTGTCCACAATGCTTTGTAATCGGTCTTGTCCTCTGGCACGCTTACAGCCTCGCCGTCATACGTGTCGTTTATCAGCTTTGCCTTCTTGGCTTGTTCCGCGTTGAAGTAGTTGTCCTCGTCGTTCAAAAACTGGCTCATTACTTCGGCTTCGCTAAGGCCGGTCTTCTGCTGGTACATCTGGCACGCGGTAACCGTCATATCGTCCAGCACATCGGCTGTTTTGCGCAGCTCTTTAGCGGTACCCCAGGCTCCTCCGCTCGGTAGGTGGGTCATCAACCTCGCATACTTGCTCATGAGCACTTTTTTGCAGGCCATAGGTATCAGGCTGGCCATGCTGGCTGCCAGGCCGTCTATGTTGCAGGAGGTGATGATCTTGCTGGCTGCAACGGCGTTAAATATGGCAATACCCTCATACACATCACCGCCAGGGCTGTTCACCCTTAGCCGCACCTGGTAACCCTGCTGCTCTAAACTCAGCAGTGTAGTAACAAACGCCTCAGCAGATAACTGTCCATCCCATTTACCTATTGATCGGTAAATGAGCAGATCCGCAGTTTTCTGCGCTTCTTGTTTCATTACTATTTGCAGCTTGTCCATGTGCTTTTAAAAAATGCAGGCTGAATGTATCCGGTCACTTCATGTTGTCTACAGTATCAGTGTGCTATACGGTATCGTCATTCGGCCTGCGCATGATGTAAAATTGCAAAGCGCTGAAACGCTTGCCAAATCAGCATTTCAGCGTTTCCGCCAAAGTGGAAATCATTTCCAGTTTAGTGGAAATCATTGTCGCAATGGCTTACCTGATTTTTCCTGAAGGGATATATATGGGTGAATTTTGAAAGCAAATCCTGACAACATGGCGAGAGAATCAGCAGAAGAAATGAAACGCAAAAAGGACTATGCAAAACTGCTTTTCCTTTCCGGCGGCGACCTTTCCAGGAAGGAGATTGCCGATCGTGCTGGCGTCACCGAAAAAACGCTTCGGGCATGGATTGCCGACGAGCTATGGGAGTCATTTAAAACATCCCTCGTTACTGCAAAAAGCGATATCCTCCGGCGGATGTATGCCATCAACCAGGCCGTTATCGAAAAGATTGAAAAGACCGCCGGTGGCTACGGAGATACAAAGCTGGCAGACATGAGCATTAAGTACACCGCCGCCATTCGCAACCTGGAGACAGAAACATCTGCAGGTCAGCTCTTCGAATTAGGCATCGCCTTTATCCGCTTTGTGCAAAAGGTCAACCTGAAAGATGCAAAATTGATCACGGAGTATTTCGATGTGTTTATTCAAGACCAGGTAAACAATAAGTTCTGATGCTGAAACTTACAAAAAGACAAATTCTTGAAAGCTGGCAGGAGTTCCGGGACAACATCAGGAACAGCACCCCGGTCGATAAGGAAGAAACGCTCGACCAGAAGAAACGGCGCATCGCAAAGCTGGAAGCAAACCCGGAGGAATGGTTCAAATATTATTTTCCCAACGATTTCACTGCGCCACCGGCACCGTTTCAGGTGGCGGCCACCAAGAGGGTGCTGGCTAACCCTGAATGGTACGAAGTCCGCATGTGGTCTCGTGAGTTAGCCAAAAGCACCAGGTCTATGGGCGAAGACCTATACTTATTGCTAACTGGCAAAAAGTTCTACAAGCTGCTATGCTCCGCCACCGAAAAATCGGCAGTAGACCTGTTCATGCCATACATGGTGCATCTGGAGACCAACCAGCGCATCATCAACGACTATGGCGAACAGGAGAAAATTGGTTCTTGGAAAATAGGCATGATCACCACCCGCAGCGGCTTTTCCATTAAAGCCGTCGGCGGTGGTATTATCCGTGGTACCAAAACAAAAGGCCGCCGTCCGGATATCATTGATTTTGACGATTACGATACCGACGATCGCGCCCGTAATGAAGAACTGGTAACCCAGGATTGGGATTTCGCCACCAAGGCCGTCATCGGCACCCGCTCCATATCTGTTCCCACCCTCATAAAGTGGAATGGCAACTTCATAGCCGAGAACTGTTGTATCGCCCAGGCCGCCAAATTTGCCGACAAGCATGAGATCATCAATATCCGGGACAAGGACGGCAAAAGCACCTGGCCGGCAAAGAATACCGAGGAGCATATCGACCGTGTGTTAAGTAAGATCCCGTGGTCGGCGCAGCAGAGCGAGTATTTCAACAACCCATTCACGGTGGGCCGCATCTTCAAAAACATCCAATGGGGAGATGTGCCGCCCCTGCATCGGTTCCCCTTCCTGGTCGCCTACGCCGATCCGGCTACCTCCAATAAGGATAAGGACAAAGGCATGGGCAAAAACTCCTTTAAATCCCTCGTGCTGGTCGGTTGCCTGGAGCACCGGTACTATGTGATACATGCCTTCCTGGATCAATGCACTAACGCCAAGTTTGCCGACTGGTTCTTTGTGATGCAAAAGCTCATAGATGCCAAATGCGCCAGGTACAGATCTAAACCCGTCGTATTCTATTACATTGAAAACAACACCCTCCAGGAACCCTTTTACGACCAGGTATTCAAACCGCTGTTCTTCGCCAAGAGCCAGGAACACAGATTAATGCTGTCCATCATTCCGGATGGCCGCAAAAAGCCGGAGAAGTTGGTTCGCATAGAAGGCACCCTGGAGCCGCTCAACACCAATGGGCTGCTCATATTCAATAAAGAGGAAGAGAATAACCAACATATGGTACGCCTGGTCGACCAGATGAAAAGCGTTGGGCCCAACGCAAAGATCATGGACGGCCCCGATGCGCTCGAAGGTGCCGTATCCGCAATCAACAGCAGGGCCGCTTACAATGGAGGTGTCAACCTTTTTGCTCGACCCACAAACCCCCGCCGCTTCTAATGACACTGACACAAAAAATATCATTGGCAATAAGCGGCAGCACGGTATATATATACCCTTGCGATCTCACCAACTATTCACTGGGCGGCGAAGAGCCAATCACTGTTGCCGATCTGATCAGCCTCTGCGATTCTTACAACCTGGAGTACCTCATTATCGATAGTCCACAATCATTTAAAATTTTTACCAATGTATCAACCAATAGTTAGCCCCGCCGATCTCAAAACCAAGATGTACCCGGAAGTGCAGCAACTGATCACCCGGTCAGATGATAGCATAGCAACCGAAGCTATAGACATTGCCATCTCGCAGGCTAAGATGTACCTGAACCGTTACGACCTTGTCGCGCTCTTCGGCGATGCGACCGCTAACGTATCCGCCACCATTACCGATCCATACCTCAACAGCATGGTCAAAGACATAGCCGTCTGGCAGCTCCTCCGGTTGGCTAATCCTAATATAGACATGTCGGTAGCACTAACGGCTTACGAAAAAACCATCGCCTCGCTCAAAGACATTCAGGCAGGCAAGGCAAACCCCCAGGGTTGGCCCTACCAGGACACCACCGGCGAGACCGCTCCTCAAGGCGATCAGATTACCGCAAGCAGTAATGCGAAGCGCAATCCTTACTTCTAACCCCAGATTACATAGGGGTAAGGCGCGCCAAAATGCCCGAAAACCCCCTTTAAACTCCTTTAAACTTGCCTGAAAGGGATGGTCGCGATAGAGAATACGGCAGAAAGCCGGGAAACGGCAAAAGAATTAATAGTTTAAAAATTACAAATACATGGAAGTTACCAAAATTACGGCAGCATATCTCGACGGTAACGACGCAGCCGAAAGCACACAATATGCCAACAAACCCATCGATCCAAAAGAATGGAAGCTGGTCGTCAACGAAACCTTTATCCAAAAGGTCAATCGCACCCCTATATCCATTCAGGATTGGCGAAATGCGCACATTAATGCCGATGACCGGTACTATCCCAATCGTCGTTGGCTATACGATATATATGATGATTGTTCTCTGGATGGTCATACTAAGGGTATTATCGCCAAACGCTTTGATACCATACTCAATAAGACATTACACTTCAAAAAGGATGGCAAGCCGGACAAGTCATTCAAAAAGCTCATAGGTTCTCGTGAGTTCCGCCTGGTGTGCCGCACTATATTGGAAACCATTCTATGGGGCATATCTGGTATTGAATTTGAACCGGGCCCAAAGTTTGCACCTCGACTTATCCCGCGCAAACACATTAAGCCTAAATGGCAGATCATTTCATTCCTGCAGAATGGAAGTGAGGGTATTGATTATACCAGTGCTAAAAATATCCTGGTCACCGGCGAACCGGAGGATTTAGGCTTGCTGCTCAGCTGCATACCATACATAATTTACAAGCGCAATGCCTTCGGCGACTGGTCACAGTATATTGAGATATTCGGGCAGCCTGTACGGGTAATGTATTATGATGCTACGGATCAGCAGGCAAAGATTGAACTGAAGCGAACCCTCGACGACTCCGGCGGTGCCCTCGCGCTGATGATCCCCAAAGGGGTGGAGTTCGAACTTAAAGACGGCAAGGTGACCAATGGAGATGGCAAACTGCAGAGCAACTTCATTGAGAATCTTAATCGCGAACTGTCGGTGATCATCCTGGGCAACACCGAAACCACCACAAACGGCCAGACCGGTACCGGTGCCAAATCAAAGGTGCACAAGGATCAGCAGGACGAAATATCTAAATCGGACATTTTCTACCTTAAAAGCTATTTAAACTCCGATCAGTTCCTGCAGATACTGGAGAGCTACGGTTATAAAGTTGAAGGCGGCGAGTTTGAATTCGACCAGGAGATCAGCATAGAATACCTGAAGGAGCGCATGTCCATAGACGCCCAGCTGCCCGAAGATCTTCCTATATCGGACGACTACTGGTATGAGACCTACGGCGTAGAAAAGCCATCCAACTACGACGAGCTGAAGAAAAAGCTGGAGGACAAGCAGAAGGCGCTTAAGGCGGTAGATGACATTGAGAACGATCCTCAAAACAAACCAGCTAAGAAACCGGCCAATCCGCAGCCCACCAAAAAGCAAGCGAAAGAAGCCCGGAAGATACTGGAAACGTATCAGGCTGCGCGTGGCTCCGGCAAGCGTAACCTGCTGCAGCGGATGTTGGATTTTTTCGCCCAGGCCGGGCGCGGCAGATAGAACGCCTGCGGCACCAGCTGCAGCATCAATACAACTGCCAGTGTCCGGCTTGCGCTTCGGGGCATAAGGAACACTTTCACATCACATTGGAGGAGGAGCAGAACGATGATCCGGAGATCGGGCCTATACCGCCCATCTACGAGGAGCTGATCCAAAAGGTGTACGACGGCCTTTCCCCCTTCAGGGACGGGGTGGACAATGCCACCACGCTCGACCAGGCCGATACCTTCATGGAAGGGGTATTCAAAGGCTATGGCAAAACATTCGCAAAGGTCGCATATAACAGCCCCGACTATAAGATGCTGGCAGCGCTGGAGACTAACGTCTTTCAGTTCAGCGCCGCCAAGAACTATCACATGCTGCAGGATCTCACAGCAACCCTGAAGGATGGCGACCGGGTTCGCTCGTTCACGGAATTCAGGCGCGAGGCGCTCAAGATTGTCGACACCTGGAACAATAATTACGGGCGCACTGAGTACAATACCGGCGTGGCCGCAGCCCAAAGTATCGCCAACTGGCAGCGGTTCGAGGAGAATAAGGATATAATGCCGCTGCTCAAGTTCTCCGGCATCCACGATGCCAAAGAATGCCCCATATGCAAGGCGTTCGATGGCCTGATCAGGCCGGTGGATGATCCGGTATGGAACTACGCCAATGTCCCGCTGCACTTCAACGATCGCTGCAACGTCATCCAGCTCTCCTCCGATCGCGTCGAGCAGACCCCCGATGATAAGTTGCCGCCGCGCGACCTGGTACCAAAGATGTTCCGCGTCAACCAGGCTAAAGAACAGCTCGTGTTCCCGCACGGCAGCGCCTACTTCCAGGATATCCCCAAAGATGCCAAAAACGCCTACATCAAAGTCCAGACGGCCAGTATCCGCAATTGGGCTAAAGAAAATCTCGCAGGCACATCGGCTGTATCACCACATCTCGGCAAAGTGAACTTTGGCGTTAACGGCATCAAGGAAACGCTCAATCAGCCGCATGACTATTACTTGGAAAAGAACCAAGCTATTTACAAGGCAAAGCAATTGGTCGAAACAGGAAAATATGTGCGAACTGATGATGACGCCAAAGGCCGAGGCTGGAAATGGCACTACTTGCAGGTAGATATTGCAGACCATCCTTCGTACCTGGTAATTAGAGATATCGATGGAGATAAAACGCTGTATTCAATAGTAGATAAGCTGAAGAAGGTATCCCGGTAAAACCCGGTCGGGCACAAAAAAGCCTGGCTCACGAATAAGGATAAGCAATCCATACCAGAAATCCAGGCACCACAAATATACAACTTTCAAATAAAACAAATCTTAAAATCCCGAAATCCTAAAAATATTGGTCAAGATGCCCAACCCATTCGCTTCCCCACTTGCCACCATCCAGCGCAATATCCACGCTATTGCGCCGGTGATCATGGCTAAGGCTGGCGCTATAGTGGTGGAGTTCTCCAATGAGGCATTCCAGGAGCAGGGATGGACGGATCAGCAACTGGAGCCCTGGACGCCCCGCAAGAGCGAGGACGCAAAAGACCAGGGCCGGGCTATCCTTTATAAGACCGGCAGGCTGCGCAGATCCATCCGGGTCATAGCTGTTACTGCAGATAGCGTCACCATCGGAACCGATGTTCCTTACGCGCAGGTACATAACGAAGGGTTCACCGGCACCGTCCGGGTTGCTGGTCATATCCGCATGGTGCCTATCAAGGCAGCAAAGGGCGTTAAAGCCGTCAAGTTCAAGAAGTCCGTAGTACCCAAGCATCGTAGATACATGCGCATGCCTCAGCGCAAATTCCTGGGCAATAGCCATAAACAAACCGAGCGCATGCGGCAGATGATCCGCTACGAGATCGCCCGTTGCTTTACATTAAAACCACTTTAAAACGACGATCTACCATCTACTAACGACTAAATACTCCAATATGAACAGTCCATTTGCCAACATCTTCACCGCCATACAGGCCCGCATCGCCGACCAGGTGCCGGACATTGTCTATTCAGATATGAACTACGGCCAGCTGCATATGCCCGAACGTCCGGCAGTGGCTTTCCCTGGTGTGCTCATTGATTTTCAAAACTGGAAATTTACCGACCTGGGGCGTGGTGTGCAGCAGGCAGAAGGATTGATCCAGATCAGCTTGTTCACCGATCCGTATAGCAGCACCATGAATGTGACCCCGGACACTTACAAAGACGCGGCCCTGGCGATATTCGATTTGGAAATGGCCCTGTTTCTCGCGCTCGACGGCTGGAAACCCCTTGCAAATACCACCCCGCTCAGCAGGGTGTCCTATACGTCAGACAATCGGCGTCCCGGTCTCAAAGTGCGCGAGCTCATGTTCTCCCACGCCTTCCAGGATACTGCAGCGCGGCAAACGCCTACAATTGCAAAGCCGTCGCCGTCTATAACCGATCAGATGTTATAACATCATATCTTTTTTGCCATTGCATATTAATTATTTAATTTCGCATAGTTACCCAATGGCATACGGCGCAAAGAAGTTGCAGCGGCTTTCACGGGAGTTGTTCCCGGAGGATGCAGTTGCCGCAACCCATGATCACGACAACTCGGCTTACGAAGATAAGGTGCAGGCCATCTGTGCTCGGTATGTCTATTACAAGCAGCAGCGCCTGCCTAACCTGGTGACCTACGACCAGATATTAAAAAAATTGGAAAGAGAGTTCTGGCTATCCTCAAAGCAGATAACCAACATCATCTGCAGCAATCCCAAAAAGGTCGAGGAAGCCAAGGAAAAGAAAAAGGAGTGGTTCCGCATCAATTGGGCGCACCTCGTTTGGTAAGTTAAAAGATTATTGAGAGGAGCAAAGCAACTTCGCTTAATTCTGGATTGTTACGATTTTGTCAGTTTCATCGAAGTATAGATAAGTCTTCATATTGTAGACCCATTGTTCCCTCTTATAATTTTGGCCACTTGTTGTGTTTACATCACGTGGTCTTCCCCACGCAGCAATAGCCATTTTTTTGCTCATTCCAACTGAAACCTCATGGTGTAAAATAGCGACAGCCTGATCTTCATTACAATCGTAGCTATTCATTACAGTTAAAATTTTAGCATGCTTAATGCTGTCAGCTTTGTATTCAGGAGTACTGTGTAAAATACTATCCGATACATATTTATTCCGCGCATCAATGCTATCTTTCTTTGCTTTAGATAAGCTGTCCGCACGCCGAAATTCAGCCATAGCGGCACTTTCCTTCGCCGCAGCTTCAATCCTATCCTTCCTCGTTACCAGTGTATAGATAAAGAGCGCCCCAAAAAACAGGCTTATTCCGATAATAATATTTTTCATAACTGTGAGTTTTCGACAAAGTTATTTAATTTTTAATACTGGCTTTAGCTCCTGCATCAGATCATCTACTTTATCCTCCAGGTCTTTCAACCGGGAATAGTACTGGTTATGGATATTAGGCATCCTGGAGGTGAAGTACCAATCCATATGCCAGATGCTCACGATTTCTTCATTGTATATGTTGAAATTGGGGAACGAAGCCTTGTCGGGGTTATCAGACATCATTACAATGAAACCCTTGTCGGTTCTATTCTTAACTCGCTTCACCTGCACATTGGCTGTATTGTTTTCTTTAGACACCACGACATAGATCTCTTCATCAGGCATATTGCTCCATTCGCCCGGCTCCAGCAACCGGATAAGGCCATATCCGCTGTCAAGTAGTGTCGGGGCCATACTATTACCTCGGATGCGACCGCAGGCATATATACCGCCCTTTTTTAACCAGGTACGCGGAATAAATACAAAATCAGCTGTTTCAAGAAAATCAGGTGCATAAGCACTCACCCCTGCAGCAAATTGCATGTCCATCACCGGCATTTTCACAACATTGTCCTCTATGCGGCTCGCAGCATAAACTATATCAGGTTCCGATACCACGAACGCAGGCTCCTCTCTTTTTTGCTTACCCTTAGCAGTCTCGGCAGCTCCATGAAGCATTGTACCCTTTCCGGTAATAAGCCAGTGTATGTCCAGTTCAACAAACTTGTTTGCAATATCATAAAGTATTTCTACGCTCGGCATCGCATTGCCGTCCCTGAATAGGCGGTTTATTTTCTCCGGCTTATCGTAGCCAAGCTGGCTTGCAAGCTCTCCAGGCTTCATTTTCAGATGCTTCAGGTACTTATCCAGCCTTAGTACAATTGGTGCCATGCAAAAATAATTTGCAAACTTGTTTGTTTTTTCGACAAACTTGTTTGTACATTTGTTGTACCCGATTGGGGTACGAAAATCAAAAGTAGGAAAATGACCATTACAAAAACCAAAACAGACTACCAAATAATCGCAGAGGAGTTCGGCGTAACGGTAGGAGCGGTAAAGCAGGCGATGAAAAGAAGGCATCAGTTTCCTAACAACAGGCTCGTTGCAGCGTATGGCAAAATGCAACAGGCGAAAATGAAAGCAGCCACGAAGGCGAAAATGAACGCAGTTAAAAAGTGATCATTTAAACTGAAGCAGCGCCACCAATAATGCAACTACGTCCAAACGACATATACATCAGAAACAACACCGCATGGATCGCACAAGGATTCCTGCTCCTGGCCTGTAACGGTTTGACTGCAGAATATATGATGAAAGCCCGTTCCGCATACAAAGCATCAGTTTCCCCAAGCTTTCACGGCAGGGATATCCTTCCGGACACCGGCAAGGCTTGGCGCTGGGCGTTCATCAACAACTCCTTTTACTACGCCTACGACAATATCCCCGATAAAGCACCTGCACATTACCGCTCACAGCTTCCAGGCCGCGATGCGCTCCTCCAGATCGGCAAAGCTGCTATGGTGAGCCCGTCTAACCACGATTTTGAATCGCACTTTAAAGCCTGTTTAAACCACCGCTTCACTACTTACCTGCGCTGCTATAACGATTGCACCCGCCAGCAGCAGGAAAACCTGTCTAAGGCCGCAGCCATCATGGATGGCGCTGTGGAATACATCAGGGCCAGCAATATCGACACCCGAAAATACCATTTCTTCCAGCAGTTGGCAAATTTCATCAGTACGCACGATGTGCCATACTTCGGTTCCAACGTCCGGGTAGTAAAGCGCAAGATCGAAGCCGTAATGGCCGGTACGCCGATAGTGGAAGTAATACGCCTCCCAAGGGCCGACAACGATAATGCCGCCAAAGGTTTCCACGACGAGGAGATTCGCTCATGGGTGCTGCAGCTGCGCGACTATGGGGCCAACTACACCAACACGTTTATTATTAAGAAGGTGCAGGATATGTGTATGCTCACCAACAAACCTGCTCCGAAGGACAGGTGGATCGGTGGCATCATGGAAGAGCACAATACCAGGTACCTTACTGCTGAGAACCGCTTCGGCAGCAAAGGCCGGTTCGGCATCAAGTATCGCGGCTACCAGCCTATGCAGAATGCCCTTTTCGCTGGCGACTGCTGGCAGATAGATGGTACCCGCGTCAACCTGGCCGACTTCAAACACAAAGTGACCCTAACCGGCCCCGACGGCAAGGAGATCGAGCGCACCCGGCAGGAATATCTATATATAGTGGCCGTCCGCGATGTGCACTCCGGCGACGTCATTGGCTGGAACTATAGCATCACTGAAGATCGCTGGGCCGTATTCAACGCCCTGCGCATGGCCGCCAGGGAAACCGGATACCTGCCATTTGAAATGATCTTCGATAAGTTCCCCGGCCACAACACCCCCGAAATGAAGGTCTTCCTGGAAGATCTGCGCCAGTGGGGTGTGACAGTAACCCTGTCATCAGATCCAAACACAAAACCGGGACTGGAACGCTGGTTCGGCACCTTGCAGACCGTGTTCATGCAGGAAAGCCAGTACTACTATGGCCAGGGCGTTCGCAGCCGCCGTATGTACGCCCACCGGTCAGAGCAATACATAAAGCGCATGCGGTCGCAGGCAGCGGCATCAGGTTTCAACTTCGACGCTGCAGCCGCCGAAACCGATAACATAATAGACGCTTACCGCAATACCCCTTATTGCACATGGAGCCGCAAACACAGCACCGTGCAGCTGTCGCCATTGCAGCTTCGGCAGAACAGCGAAACGCCAAACGCTATCAGGCTGCAGCAGGAAGATTTTTACTACCTGTTCGGCTTCAAGATCAAGCTGCCGGTCGACGGCGCTGGTCTCATCCGCAAGGAAATACAAAAGGTGGTGTACTACTGGCGCGTCAAGGCGGCTGACTATCAGATTTTCGCCAATAACAGCCACGTTTTGGTATGCTATGATGTAGAAGACCTTACCGAGGTAATGCTTTACAGCATCACCGATGGCCCTATAAAGCAGTTCCTGGGCCGGGCCTATGAGGAAGTACCGGCTCAGCGCTACGGCCCCGACGCTCAGTGGGATGTTATACGCCGCCGCAGTGCCATGCTCGATGAGATTGACGAATACCGCAAGCAGGAATTGGAGTATCGCAAAACAGGCACCGGCTACGATGCACTGTCGCTCATAGCCCCTACTACGGTAACCAAGCGCCAGGCCGAACAGGCAGAAAGTAAATACCTGGGCGCAGAACCGACCACGGATTTTGACGACGATTCAGAACTCATTATTAACCCGCGAACACAGTATTAACCATAAAAAAAAGCAGCAAATATGAACGTAGAAAATCAGGTATGCTCCCTGGAAGCAGCAAAAATACTGGTAGAGGAATTCGGAATAACCGGCCCTTCCCTTTTCGGATATGTCAATGGCGAGGTGATATTCAACCCGCTCCATTGCGATTACCCCGCCTTCACGTCAGCGGAGCTCGGCATTATGCTGCCGGTTGCTTCAGGCCACTATTACGCGCAAACGGCAGATGGGACTTTCATTTTGTCCAACAAGCTGGGCGAATTTATCACAAATAATCAGCGCTTATATATCGGCGATCTCTACTCATCCAACCCAATGCCTACTGAGGCCGAAGCAAAAGCCATGTTGCTTATAGCCCACCTCCGCGAAGGAAAATTCTTAAACTCCGAAACAGCACTCAAACAGCTTACAAAATAAAAAAAGCGCCCGGCAAGGCGCTCATTAAGTAACCCTTTTAAAGTTTAACTCATGACAAATGTAGCAATTAACGATCAGGTGAAAGCAGAAATTATCGAACTGATCGAGGAAGCAAAGAACACCTTGGGTTCCTACCAGGCCGTTGCAACAAAATGCAACGTCAGTGCAGCCACCATCACCCTGATGAAGGACAATCAGTACCTCACCAAGGGCGACGATATGTGGCGGCGCGTGGCCATGAAACTCGGCTGGCGCTCTAAGGGCTGGCAAACAGCCGAAACGTCCACCATCAGAATTGGTAAGACCATCCTTCAGGATGCGCACAAGATGGGCCTGTTCCTGCGCATAGCCGCCAACGCCGGTGCCGGTAAAACTACCCTCATTAATTCCTACATGGAGGGCGACAACACGAAGACCGTACACCGCATTATATGCCGCGACTGGTCTAAGCGGGAATTCCTCAACAAGCTGGCAGCCTGTTTGGGTATTAACGTAGGTAGTGGCTACAAAAGCCTGGATAACATCCTGGAGATGGTCATTGAGTTCTTTGCCACGCGCAAAGGCCGCTCACTGCTCATTATCGACCAGGCCAACAGTCTCAAGCCCTCTGTATTGTCATTCTTGATTCACCTGTTCAACGAGTGCGAAGATCGCCTCGGAGTCATAATGGCCGGTACCGAGCACCTGCGCACCGACTTTGTGCGTGGCGTAAAGTACAACCGCAAGGGGTACGACGAGCTCGACAGCCGTTGCGGACGCACGTTCATAGAATTGCCCGGCAATACCCTCAAAGACACACGCATCATTTGTTCCGCCAACGGCATCAATGATCCCGCTATCCAGGAAAGCATTTTCGCACAGTGCAAGCCCACTAACAAGCAGGTAATTGAGAAGAACGAAAAGGTGAACATCCGCGTTGTCCTCGACGGTCGCCTGATCAAACGCGCTATCATCCGCCACCATCTGTTAAACGCTTTGGAAACAGCATAACCATGAGCTACGCTAACATCATGAAAGCCGAGGTAGAAAAGGCGCAGTCCACCATACTGCAGGTAGCGTCCATTACCCGTGAGCAGTATATCGAAATGATGTTCCACCACGGAACATTGTTTGCCGAATACTTCTGCCGCAACTATATGGATGGCGGCAACTTCCTGCGCAAACTCCTCCAGGATAAAAGCTACGGCTACTGGAACTGGTTCCGCATGCAATACCAGCACGACGATGTCCTTTTGATAAACAACGACTGCTTAGCCTCCGATGCGGCCAGCTATGCCGAAATGAAGGCCGCCATCATAGGCGACGAACTACTCGAAAACGATTTGCATCACTACTTATCCAACTTTCTATGACCTACCATAGCATCTGTTATCACGTTCCCATAAAGCACAAGAAAGCGCGCCTCGGCAACCGTTGGGCGCTTAATCCGAACAAGATCCCCTTTTCCACCGTCACACAGGCCATCGACCGGATCAGGAACATCCCGGACTGGCAGACCAGAATGTGTGAGCTAATGTTCACCACCCCAAAAAAGCTGCGCCGCATTATCAAAGGCGATATCACCAAACCCGAAATAGTATCAGAATTTATTAACCGAGCCAAAGAATTAGCCAATGCCCAGGAAAGTGACAGTAAAATTTCGGATTAGCCGTCAGCGCCTCGAAGCGCTCATCACACTCTATGAGTGGATGATGGACACATTCATTCCCAGCACCCTTAACGACGGCCTTGACTTTCTTCTTAAGGCCCACCTGGAGGAGATGTATTTTATGCTCACCCTGGCGGAGCCAAAATGCGCCAAAGGTACCACCCTCCATCTCACCGAACCCCAGGCCCTGGCATTCTGCCTCTTTTGGGGCAGCTGGAAGATAGAAGATCCACTGGCCAACGTCGCCGTTTGTGACATCATCGGCCTCATTGACAAACAAGCCAAAAATTCAGCCTATGCGATTAAAAAATAGTATCCACGGCATCAGCCCGAAGGTGGACGTAGCCCTGGCCGAAATGAACGAAATGGACGAATGGCTGGCACTCAACAAAGACACCGCCCCTTCAAATGAAGTTGCCGTTCACAAGGCAAAGCTGCTCCAGAAGATCAAAGAGGTAAATGACTTGTTGGCCCAGCATGAAAAAGAAACAGTAAGCAACCAATTAAATAAAATATAAAATGGCAAAGAGAGAAACAAAGACCCTCGTGAAGGGCATCACAGCAGACCAGTTCAACGAAGCGCTCACAACCTATGCTAAGGCAGATGCCAAAGAGCAGGCCATAACAGCCAAAATGGACGCCGATATGACTCGGATCAGGGAAAAGTACCAGGCAGAGCTTGATACGCTGAAATCCGACAAAACAGACGCCTTTGAAGTAGTGCAGACATATGCCCTGGAGAACCGGGATACCGTGTTTAGCAAAAAGAAAAGCCTCGACACCGTTCACGGCGTTATCGGTTTCCGCACCGGCACACCAAAGCTCAAGCTCGCCACTAAAATGACTTGGGCCAAGGTACTGGATAACCTCAAAGTTTACCTGCCTGGCTATGTGCGTAAAATAGAAGAACCAGCTAAAGATCGTTTGCTCATCGACCGCGATACTCAGGAGGTAGCCGCTAACCTCAAAAAGGTCGGGTTGTTGGTAGATCAGGACGAGAGGTTCTTCATCGAGCTTAAGAAAGAGGAGGCAGAGCCTGTCGCATGACCAGGCTAAAACATAAGCGGCAATTACTCATCACATTCCTCACCCACATAAACACACTGGCCAATGGCAACCGAACCAACACTGACAGACAAAGTATCCGCGATAAGAGAATACCTGCTCGATGCATCAGAGTTAATACTCATAGAGTGCATGGACATGGTTCCGGATCAGCATATAAGTTCTATCTACGACATGATCCAGCATAACCGGGCCAACAAGGTCTACCGGTCTGCAACCATGTTACAGGTTACCAACGATGTCGCCGCCCTCGTTGACGGCAAACCCGAAGACGCCATCTATTCAAAACCGTTTTTAAAAACCGCTTAAATGGACAGTAAAGACCAGTTCAAGATCATCCAGGAAGGTTTTACCATCATTCGGGCATCTGAAGTGCCCACCTTCCCAAACGGGCGCGATCAGAAGCCCGAATACATCAACATCTGCATCAAGTACAAAGACAAGTTCCACAAGGATTGGGCTACTCTGGAGAAAGGCTTCACTTCCCGCACTCAGCGGGATAGGCGTATGGAAGAATTGCTCCGCCACCCGCTTTGGGTGAAAGAATAACCTGGCTGGCAGCATCCGGGGTTCGACGCCCCGGCAGGTGCAACTGCGATTTTGCAGTCATAAATAAATAAATAAATGGAATTATTGACGTTCATTCCGGAAAACACAGTGGCAACAAAGCGAGGTGAACCAATGATCAGCCTCGCCCGGAAAGGTGCCAACTGTATCAACAAAGCTGCAGCAGAGAAAATGCAGCTGGCAGGCGACAGCCTCATTGGCTTCCACCAGGATAAAGACAATCCTGAAGACTGGTACATCAGCCTCGTAGAGGAAGGCTTCCCACTCCGTAACGACAAAGGGGACGGTGCCCTCTATTTCAACAACGTCGCAATGGCCCACACCATGCTCGATGCTCTGGGCATTGAAGAGGATCGTTGCGCTTTCATGCTGGCATCAGAGCCGGTAACAGTCGACGAGGTCGATTACTGGCCCCTGATCACCGCAAAGCCCATTATCAAAAAGCGAAACAAAAAGTAACCTGATTGGCAACGCTCCGGGTTCGACGCCCGGACAGGTGCAATGGCAATGTCGCCATTATCAAAAAACAAAGCAGCAATGAACCAAGAAAAGTTCGAAAAACAGAAGCTTGCCGATCAGGCATCAAACTACCAAAAAATGATCGATGAGCTTGTCCACGGCGACAAGCGATATCTGATCGTCATTGTTACCAAACATGCAGATGGTTATTTAATAGTTGACGCTTCTAACAACGGTTTGTCTCCAAAGGAACATAAGTTGGTATTCGAGTCACTACAGCGAAAAGTAAACACAGCCAGCCAGCCAGCCAGCCAGCCAGCCAGCCAGCCAGCCAGCCAGCCAGCCAGCCAGCCAGAATCCGCGCTTCCGCGCGGAGAGGCATGATCCGTTTGCCGAATTTCTGCAGGCGATATCCGAGGCTTTGGCCGAAGACAGGATGCATTAAACAACATTTAAGGGTTACAGTGGCCCTGTCCAGGGCTACTATTTTTTAATCAACCAAACTACCGGCACTAATGGAACGCAACACGTTAACCACCGCCAAAATGCTCCAGATCGGAGATAGGTTTTATATCGCCAAGCACCGCAAGAAGATCATCATGCAAATGGTGAAGGGCGAAATCAAAAAGACTTACTATCAAACATACCGGTACTGGTGCCAGGCCGATGGCGATAAGTACCCCCAGGCCATAAAGGGAGATACGCAGGTCATTTTCCTGCGCAATGTAAACGACCCCATAACCACACAGACCAATGGATCAGCAGAACCCACAGACCTGGCAGGATCAGTTCACGCCTGAACAGGTAGAGACTATCAAGCGCTACTGGCACCACCCACCACCCAACTGCAAAGGCACATGCCACATCGTTGCATCAATGTTTATGGAAAATTGCACCGCCTGCGGCTGGGACGACTACGGAGCTCCACTCGAACTACAATAACGACTATCTACTAATTACTATCTACTAATTACTAAAAATGAGCAAAACGATCTTCATATCAGGCAAACACATCGCACCCGCCAGCGACGATACCCGCAAATTCAAAGATTGGGAAAAGAAACTCACAACAGAAAAAGACATCGCCTGCCACAACACGCACGCCCAGGCATGGGCCAAGGCCGTAAGCCAGCAGCCCTACGAAGAGCAGATGCGATCCGTCATCACCATCATGCTGCAGTGCAACGAGCTCCACCTCCTTCCGGATTGGGCCGAGGAAAAGGAATCCTGCCTCCTGCGCCACATAGCCATGAACCTAAAAATGCCAATTATTTACCACTAATAGCCACGCTCAATGATGGATCAAGAACTATTCGAACAGGCCGCCAGGGCACACGTTAAAAAACCGATTCCAACGGATTCACTACCATTGGCAATAAAGATTCAGCTGGCAATAATGCCCCGCCTGGAGACACTGAAGGTTATCCGCTTCCACGTCCCGCATTCTTGGAGTAAAAGGACATTTTAAACAAAGCAAAAGCAGCAAATATGAAAAAAGCTTGGGGAATAAACGACTTCTTGGCTAAGAAGTTCAAAACCTACAAATTCGACGGCCTGTGGCTGGAATCTTTCGGTGAGCCGGAGATTAACTTCCGCATGCTCATACCTGGGCAAAAGAAGAACGGCAAAACCAATTTTGCCATCATGCTGGCTAAATACCTCGCCGGGTTCGGCAAGGTATTATACAACAGCCACGAGCAGGGTATTAGCAAAACCCTCCAGGACGTGATCAAAATATACAACCTCCAGGAGGTCGCCGGTAAGATCATGTTCCAGAAATACACCTTTGAGGAAATGGTGCAATACCTGTCGCAGAAAGGTTCGCCGCGCTTTGTCATCATAGACAGCCAGCACTACATGAAGCTCACCATCGATCAGTATAAAAGGCTCGTCGAGTTGTTCCCGCGTAAAAGCTTCATTGTTATCTGCTGGGGCGATAAGTCCGGAGAGCCTAAAGGCGATGCAGCCGAAGCCCTGTCTTTTATGGTGGACATCATCTGTCCCATAGTGCATTTCGTAGCCTATCCGCGCTCCCGCTTCGGAGGCAACAAACCTTTCGATTTTTGCGATCCCGATCGCATGCCACCACGTCCCACAGAATCTAAATCAAAGCAATTACAAACAACATTATTCAACTAAAAAGTATAATAATTATGAATGTAGCAAGCGAAGTCCTGCAGGAAAAACTTAAAGAGGCCCTGGATGGCTTGTATGTTGAAAGCGGTATATGGACACTACCAGCACTAAGCTCAACGGTTCTGGTTGCCTCCGGGGAGGACAAGCATGGAAGGGACATACAAATACAAATTATTGTGACAGCGGAGGAAGATGACTTTATAAATTAATCGCTTTTTAACTGATGAATTCAACCTGCAAAATTTGCGGATGCACAGACGATCAAGCATGCATCCATCCCATTTATGGTAACTGTTATTGGTCGGGGCCAAATCTCTGCAGCAATTGCAAGCATTATCCCGCTGAAGCCATTCCTTACCGTCAGGCCCAGCAAACACCTCTTGAGAAAGGCGATCGTATTGAGATACTTGCTGGCAAGTATAAAGGCAGAAAAGGTGTTTTTAAGCGATACATCTCTGTTGTAATGCCCGATCACTGCAAGATCGAATTCGACCTGAATCCACGCCAACGGGTAAAACAAACTGCCAACGTACATCGGTTGTACGTCAAGAAAATTACACACACTGACACTGACACTAAAAATTCAAACTAATACAAATGTCATTAAAGATATACATAGCAAGCAGCTGGAAGAACCAGCACGGAGTCGAAATGCTCACAGAGCTACTACGGCAAATGGGTCACGAAGTCATATCCTGGGTAGAGAATAATTATGGCGAAACCCACAACCATGTAACTAAGCGGTTTCAATTTGAGGAATGGGTTAACTCCGATGATGCAGATCAGTCATTCGAATTCGATACCAGGGGAGCCACAGAAAGCGACCTGGTTATCTACTACGGCCCGGCAGGCAAGGATGCCTGCGCAGAAATGGGCGCAGCATGGGCAAAAAACATACCCATCATCGGTTTGCATGCAAAAGGCGAAGACCTGGGCCTCATGCGCAAGATGGTGCACACCTGGGTATCCAGATACACCGACCTGCTAAAAATGGTTCAATTCTTCGATGATGCACACAATTGGAAGTCAAAATTATAATGAGCTATGGCACAACTCATGTTTGTACAATACTCGAACTTTCTAAACTAATACGAATGCACATTTCAAATCTCAAGCAGACCTTTACCTATCTCGGTGGAAAATTTAGTTATTTACAATGGCTACTTCCAATTATTGAAATTCCCTGCAATCACAGAATAGATGTGTTCGGAGGTAGTGGTGTCGTGCTGCTAAACATGGAACCAGCTCCAATAGAAACCTATAACGACATCAACAACCAGGTAGTTAACTTTTTTCGGGTACTAAGACATCAACCTGATGAATTGATTGCACAACTACAGTTAACTCCGCATAGTAAAAAGGAATATGATGATGCGTGGTATAGCGATCTGGATTCGGCTGTAGAGCAAGCCCGCAAATTCTTTATACGTACCCAGCAATCTATTTGGGCCGCAGGTGCTCAAGATAAAGTAAGAGGTTGGAGTGCTTCAATTCGGGATAGCCGTTGTTCAATAAGCGAGAAAACACATAAATGGATAAACGCTGTTGAGGGATTATATGCTGTATCGGAGCGGCTGAAGCGAGTACAAATTGAATGCCGTGACTTTAGAGCAATAATGAAGCTATACGATGATCCAGCAACTTTTTTCTATTTGGATAGCCCTTACGACAAATTATTGCGGAGCAGCACAGCTTACAGATTTGACTTCAAAGACCAAGACCATATTGATTTAGCCTATTGGGCGCACAAAGTGCAGGCAAAAGTAGCGGTTAGCGGTTATGATACTCCATTAATGAGGGAACTGTACAAAGATTTTAAAATACACATCGGCCCCCAGCGAAAAAATAACCGGAGCAAAAAGGAAGCCATTGAATGTGTTTGGACAAACTATTAATAGTATGAAAAACAGTAAATACGCCCGTTTCTTTGCCATTCTAAAGCAGATCAACGCCAATGGCGAGGCATTAACCAAGGAAGAGGCAGTTAACCGCTATACGGGCGGATCTACTGGCAGTCTTAGCAGCCTGTCTCCGGTGGAGCTCGCCGGTTTGGAGCGGTCACTCGCCGCCCTGGTCAAAAATCGGTCAAACGGGCCGCAGCAACCAATAGATCAGGTAGCAGACCGCCTGCGCAAGGGCATAATATCGCAGTTTCTATCTATAGGCCGCACCGCTGCCGATGCAAAAGCCTGGGCAGAGAAATACGGGGTGCGTGGCAATAAGAGAAAGTTCAACGACTACGACCACCAGGAGCTCTATATGCTCTTTCAGAACGCCAAGAAAGTAAAATTAGACTATATAAAATCCTTCAATCGCTGATGCTTACCATAACAATGACATCCCCAAAGATCAAGGGAGAGATAATATTCACATACGGAGAGGGCGGCAGGCTCTCTTCTCTTCTTATAAGCGAACCAATAGAGGATTCACAGTATGCGTTCCTCTTCAAATTCATGCCCTGGGAGCTCAGCATGCTCCAGGCATTCGCCGCACTCACCAAGGACGCCACCTTCGTCGAGAAGCAGATGGAAGTCACTTTCGACATGTTCTGGAACCGCTACAACGACAAAGAACGCTCCTCTAAGAAGAAAACAGAGGCATACTGGAAGAAGATGACCACCGCAGATCAGGTCAAAGCGTACCTATTCATACCCAAATACGAGCGCCGTCGCGGCACCGCCGAGAAGAAATACGCCACCACCTACCTCCGCGACGAATTGTGGAATAATTAA